CCAACGCTTGCTCCAGTATCTCTTGGTCGATGGGGTACTCGTCATACGAGCAACTCATGTTGGATGGGTCTAAGCCATGCTCCTCGGAATAGTCACCTTTGGTGGTGTGATAATTCCCAGCTGGTATGAGTCGCTTGTGTTCGCTTTTTTTAGTCATGAGATTATCTTAACCTAGAAAATAAAACAGAGGTTATGCAACCTCTGCTTTTTTCTCCTGTAATACGATTAAACAATCCATGGCTTTTTGGGCTAGGCTAAATGCTTTGGTCATAGCTTTCTCGGATTCTTCGATGTGTTGAATCCAAGAATTAAGATACTTAGCATGATCTGCTCTTGGGGTTTTGCTGATTCCAAGGTATGCACACATGAAAGCAGAACCTATTTCAGCCACCAGTTCTTCGGTTGCATAATCCAGTTTCTCGGCAACTCGGTTGGTACGCTTTTCAGTCATGGTCCAATGAGTTAGCTCATGCAACTTAGTAGAAAAATAATCCACATCAGTAAAGAAATCTTTTTTATCTGGCATGGTAATGAAATCTAAGAATCTGTCGTAGTAAGCACCGTCTTGGCTACCGTGAACAAAATGTGCTTGAGTGTTAGAAATAAAGTCGCTGATGACAGCTACATCTTTTTCATTTAACTCAGTTTTGTGCAATGCAATTTTTTCAAACTTGTAGTCTTCTATCTGGACACCGTTGAACACGAACGCAAATCTTTGTAAAAGATAAGTAGGTAGTTTTTTGGTGGCGTGATATTTTGCTTTCTCAGCTTCAGTCAACCAAGAAACTTTTTTCTCTCTAAGTTCCCAGTAATAAACCTGACTTCCTTTTGAGCCTTTTTTTATTTTATAGCCCATGTCACTCCACTGTTTGAAAGTTGCCCACTGGTTGCACTTCCATCCATTCTTAATAACCATGAAGTTTAGGTTGAAAACATTTCCACCCTTGTAGTGCTTCTTGGTTTTAATATTCATTGGCAATCCGACTTCAACCCAACTCTTGGTCCAGTTGTCGCCTTCTGTTTTCATTAACTCAATGATGTTGGCTTGCATCTCCTTCATCATATTTGGTTTTGCGTTTTTCATATATTCTCCTTTTATTATTAAAGTAAGCATTGCTTACAGTGTTAATATATGGGAAGTAAGTGTTGATGTCAACACCTAATATGAAAATTTAATGAATAATTTTTTCGCTGTTTGTTAAGTCGTCATCGATTGCAAAATATGCTTCAGTCAAAGCAGCCAGTTGTAGTTGGTGGAAAGCCACGATTTGAGAAAGGTTTTTATTCATCTGGATAAGTAAGTCGTTGTTTTGTTGCAACTCGTCAATCACCTGTTCCAGATCAATCTTTTTTTTAGCATCAATGTTCATTTGCCCTGACCTCTGTAAATTTTCTTGGTTCTTCTTTTGTTGGTTCCTGATCCATTGCTCAAACGTGAGTCACCGATGGATGTTTTCTTTTTAGTGCTGTTGATTTTTTCTTTAGCCCAAGTTTTTGCCACGACTCTTCCTGTTGTTACGATCTTGAAAATAGACCCTTGTGTAATATCTGCGGATGATTGCCAAAATTGAAAGGATGATCAACTGCGATAAAGAAAGTATAAACGAGTTGGTGGTAAAAACCAGTACGATTGAGAGGGTAAGCCAAGAAAGTGGAAAGTTAACCAAGGCTCCGAGAAAGGTATCAACCCCTGCCTCTTTAAGTGCGTTGCGATCTATCTTCATATTATCTCCTTTTGAGCATTATACATAGATATGTTCAGTTGAACACTTACTTTGAAAAAATTATACATAATATGTCTAACACAGTTGCAATAGCCCAGCTGTGGAGTCGCTGAAAATTTGGGGTGTCGGGTCGAATTTTTCTGATTTTTTGAAGGTTTGAATCCAAATCCAATAGAGTCCCGTCTTATAGGGCTTCTGAGGGCTTCAGACAGGCTGTTTTATATCTAATGTTAGCACTGTGGACAGACNGNNTNAGAGNNAGCCTGAGCAGAGTGTGGAATTTCCCTGAAAAAAAANNCGTAAGTCACTGATTTCCCGTCAAATCTTGATTTTTTCCCGATTTTNAGCTCTGTGGGGAGAAAAAGACTCCCCNCTTGGTTTATGTCGTGATAAATAGGATTGTGGTCAATCTAAAGTGTCATACAAAGTGTCATACATCCTTGAACTCTGCATCAACGATATCACCACCGAATATCTGCTTTAACCTGTCTTCTATATCTTTATGCGACATGTTATCCAAGGTAGCTGTAATGTTTAAGTTCTCTGTCTTCTTAACCTTTAGCCCAGCCAATTCATTCAGCTCTCGGATAGCAGAGACCGATGCATTGAACTGTCCTTTGTTGTAAGCTTCTTCGCTGATCTGCCACAACATCTTCGCAGTCTTCTCAGGTGTTATCGCAAACTTGTGAGCCAGCTCTGCCTTCTGCAACATGATCGCCTTAGTTACATTCGGATTCTTTCTGGCGTTCATTAGTCTAGTAGCTGCATGAGCAGGGAATTCAAAGCCCGCTCTTCTAGCTGCTTCAGTCTGTGTGCAACTGTCGTTCACATAGTGCCAGACGAACTGGTTCTGCATCTCTGTTAGCTGTAGCTCTTCGTTCTCTTCAAATGCAGTGGGTCTTTCAACCAATGGTTTCATTGGAGCTTTCTTCGGTCTGCCTTTGTGTTTGTTAGGTGTCTTCTTTTCTTCTGTCATATCAATTACCAAATGCTATCTGGCTGATGATGTTCTCAATAGACTTGAGCTTCTTCTTATCATCTCGGCTCAGTTTGCTGTGCTTCTCTCTTTCCACATAGACTCTGCCGTGATCAGCCAAGGCTTGAATCATCAGCTCTCGTTCTTTCTCAGTTACTATCAGTTTCATTATATCTCCAATTAATCCATTAAAGGGTAGAGGGTATGGGGCAGGGCTTCCCTAATAGTGCATATACCTATACGACATCCATACCTATAAGCTACTACCCCTACTAGTATATATATATAAATATTATTACTTAATGTATACACTATACCCTACCCAAGCCTTAATCCCTTTATTCTAAAGGATTTGAGGTCAGTGTATAGGTCAGGGTACCCACCTCTCTTGCAGTACCCTACACCCTCACCACCAACCCCAAAGTTGTTATTATTANTAAATGTTTCTCTAATTTGCATACCCTACCCTACCCTGTAAACATTTCAGTCTGTTTAGCCACTTTGTCCTGCTTTCTCCAAACAGGATCATATGACTTATTATTCTCACCAATATACTCATGTGAGTAGCAAATTCTCTGCGTGTCCAAAGCCATGTGATGCCAGAGTTCTTTCTTACTTCTCTTCTGTGACTTGGCTCTATCTTTTAAATTTGTAGATGTAGCCCTCCAAAGAGGATTGTTTTGTCTGTATTCACCCATCCTAATGTGTGCAGTCTTAGAGAAATACCTAGAGCCTTCTTCTATAAAGATATCTGCAATAGCATTAGAGAACCTCACTCCTATGCCTAGACCCTGAAAGTCTGGCAGAACAACTGTCCTGCATTCTCTCCATTTGTTTCTATCATCTCCTTCATACAAAGGTGGTATCTTACCGGGCAAGCTTATAGCAGAGCCAAAGCCAACCAGTTTGCCATCCCATATGCAACAAAAGCATCGCACCGCACTTGGTATCTCTGCTGTTAGATAGTGATGTTTCGCAAACATTGACCACAAAGACCTATCGCATCGGTATACTTGAAACTGTATAGGTTGCCGAACCGACCCCCTTTTTAGCTCTTGAGTGTCAGTGCAGTACACCCAGTCAGGCTCTAGCCAGCTCAGTATATCTTCATGACAAGTCGCTAAAACGATGTTCTTTAGATTGTTTCTTTTAATGTATTTAGACAGAGCCACAGAGCAACTCTTTGCTGTCTCCCTGTTAACCACCGAGGTAAACTCATCAATGACGGTCCCAGTCTGTAATTTTCTCGCCATGTCCGCCCTAAAGCCCTCACCGTTTGATAGTACATGCCTAGGCTTTGCCCATGACGGCACAGTGTTGAGTCCTACAGCACTAAGTCTTGCGATGGCATCTTCCTCACTGTCGAAGTGTGAAGCCACTGAGTTGTTAGGATTCCATTCTAATTCTTTGTCCTCACCAAACCTTTTTAGTAGCGTGGACTTACCACTGCCACTTGAACCAAAGATTACGCCAACAGAAAACTCTTCATCTATCCTTGGCATCATCGGAACTTCAAAGCTTGTAGAACCATCAAAATCAAAGTCAAAGTTCTTGTAGATGCTTGCATC